TGAACTCACATAGCCATGCATAGAGAGCGTTACACTCTTTGTGAACTTGTAACGCTCATCCAATGCTGATTCCTCTTGAAGTGCAATGTTGAAACCATTGAGTCTTAATGGAAGCTCTGTAAGGTTCTCAATATATGCTTCACCATTGTCAATTGTGATATCCTTCACATGTGACTTGGAAACAAGATATATTACATCCTTTAACTTAGAGTATGTATATTTGCAAAGCGATGAATTTGGTTTATATTCTGTTACTGCCATTTGTTATTTTTGTTTTTTATGTTATTGGTTGGATTCTTGAAGCCAAATCACTCCATCCACTAGCTGATTTATAAGCGTCTACTGATGCTGCTGGTACGTAGATTAGACAAGTAGTGCCGTAGAAAGCATTAGTTCCAAGGGTAGGAGGTGTTGTGGGTAAACATGTAACGCTTGTAAGACTACTACAATTATGGAAAACTTCATTACCAATGCTTGTAACACTGTTTGGTATTGTTATACTTGTTAGACTAGTACAATTATAGAAAGCAGCATAAGCAATGCTTGTAACACAATCTCCGATTTCTGCACTTATCATTGTCCTATGGTCATATCCACTTGGTTGTGTTTCCTCTGCAAGGGTTGTTGAACTGTCGCAGTACTTATAGAATACATCTCCATTACTATAAGTACTATAAAACTTTGTAGCTCCAGTAGGAGTAGGAGTACAAGATGTTTCTATTCCTTGTATTCTATCTGCATAGTTTGACCATCCACCAGCTGATTTATATAGAGGTATACTATTACATGGTACATAGATTGGACAATTATTAGTAATGTAAAATTGTGAAGAACCACCATCCAAAGCTGGAGGTGTGATAGCATTGACAGTTATATTTGTAAGACTACTACATTCACTGAAAGCATGATTATGAATGCTCGTTACACCACTTGGAATTGTAATACTTGTAAGACTTCCACAACCATTGAAAGCATAAGCACCAATGTTCGTTACACCACTTGGAATTGTAATACTTGTAAGACTTCCACAATATCTGAAAGCATAATTACCAATACTTGTTACACTATTACCTATAGTACAACTTGTAAGACTACTACAATTATAGAAAACTTCATCACTAATGGTTGTGACACCACTTGGAATGTCTATACTTGTTAAACCACTACACTGAAAGAAAGCTCTATTACTAATACTAGTAACGCTATTTGGAATTGTAATACTTGAAAGACTAGTACAATTTAAGAAAGCATTTTCACCAATACTTGTAACACCATTGCCAATTGTACATGTTGTTAAATCACTACAATAAATAAAAGCATTAGTACCAATACTTGTAACACAATCTCCAATCTCACAACTAATTAATGAGTAACCTTCACCATAATATCTAGTTTCTTCACTTGTGAGAACACCACTATCATTACATTTGACAATTTTTAATGGGTCATACTTCATATGGTACACACATTTATGACCATTCCAATAATAGTCTTTAGGACAAATTTCGCTAGTAGTATTTTTAGCAACAACATAATGTCCAACAAATTTATCATTACAGAAAGTCTCATCAATTCCCACATAAGTTCCCTTTCTATACACCGTTGGATATGATGTATACCATGTCAAACCATTGTTATAACTTTCCTCTTGAATTTCCTTTGTCCATTTCTCCTTACCATCACACATATATTGTCCATCCAACAATCTCCATCTATACATTGTATCAACACTAGAACAATCTGGTGAGTCATATTCAATCATATTATCACCTTTACTTATCTGTTCTGGTGTCACATTTACCCAAGTCACTCCACTATCGTATGAGACTTGATATTGTTTTTTATCGAATTTACAAAGATTTGCCATATTTCTTTATGATATTGCTATTATTTTATCAGCATATGAACTCCAGTTTGTACTTGACTTATAAGCATCCACACTTTCCCTTGGAACATATATCTTTAAGTCACTGCTAGTGTTATCGAACGCACCGCCCCATATACTAACTTCTAGTGTTGGAGGTGTTGTTGCATGAATTGTAACACTAGAAAGATAAAAACAACTCCAGAAAGCTTGTTCTCCTATTCTTGTCACACCACTTGGAATATCAATACTCGTTAAACTTTCACAATAACGGAAAGCTTTACTGTCTAAAGTTGTTATTTGTGAGTTCTCTGCAAAAGTTACTTTATTTAATGATTTACAATCTTCGAAAGCACTACTACTAATGTTTGTAACACCACTCGGAATATTAACACTCTGTAGACTTGTACAACCACTGAAAGCTTTAATACCAATACTTGTAACACAATCTCCAATAACAGCTGATGTCATTCCAGAAGCTACATATCCATTAGGTCTTGTATCTCCACTTGTCAACTCTGTTGAACTGTTACAAGCTGCTGAATAAATTTGTCCACCATGATATGTAGTTTTGAGTTTACCATCAAATGACGGTTCTTCACAAGGTGGTATACCTTGAAGTCTGCTTACATAATTACCCCAACTAGCTCTATATGCTTCTATAGAACTGCAAGGAACGTAAATAGGGCAATTATTGGTATAGTTAAAGACAAAACCATCCAAAGCTGGAGGTGTGGTAGCATTAACAGTAATACTTGTTAAACTAGTACAATTATAGAAAGCACTATAACCAATACTTGTGACACTATTTGGAATTGTAATATTAGAAAGACTAGTACAACCACTGAAAGCATAGCCACCAATACTTGTAACATTATTACCTATAGTAACACTAGACAAACTAGTACAACCTAAGAAAGCCCCCCTATTTAGATAATCTGATGTTATTTCTGTGACACAATCACCAATAATTGCATTTGTCATTGCTGTATATTCATACCCACTTGGCTTTGTTTCATTAAATGAAAGATGATTATCCCCATTACAATCTAATTTATATGTATCCCCATAAGCGTATGTTAATATTAGTTTCTTTGGATTAACACAAGGTAAAATTCCTTGGATTCTACTAGCAACACTACTCCAAGCACTATTCATATGATATAACAATACACTATCACAAGGAACGTATATTTTTAAATCACTGCTGGTGTTTTGAAAGACATTACTTCCAAGAGTAGGAGGTGTAGTTGATAATATTGTAACAGAATATAAACCACTACACTCAGCAAAAGCACTATCTCCAATGGACGTTATGCTTGATGGTAATTCAATATTACTTAAACCATCACAGTTGTAGAAACAATTGCTTGGTATGGAAGTTAAAGATGAAGGAATTGAAGCATATCTGAAGTTAAGACAATCCCTAAATGCACTATCTCCAATTGATGTGACAGTTGATGGAATATCTACATACATAAGTGACATGCAATTTGTGAATGCACTAGCACCGATTGTAGTTGTACCATAAGGTATTTGGCATTCCGTCATTGCCGAACAACTATTGAAAGCATTATCTCCAATTGTAAGGACGTTGTTTGGAATTCTAACGAATTCAACACCACTGAATCCACTGAATGCATTATTGCCAATTGCTGTTGCATTATTGGTTATAACAATATCTGTTGCAGCACTTGTATATGCAGATACATCAGATTGTGTTATTACTCCACTACCACTGATGATATATGTATTACCGCTTTCATCATGAATCATTGCCTTTGTAGGTGTACATTCATCACATACAAAGCCTTCCACTGTATTCCATGAGTAGATTGGAGTACCAGTAGGGGTAGGGGTATAGCCACATTGTATATCGTTCTCGCTCTTTACAACAAGAGACATTGGATTTGTGGCATCTCCGCTAATGGAATATGTGTTGGGATAACAAGGAATCCAATCTTGTTCTCCTCGCTTCTCATAGCGTTGATAGATATAATAAGATGTATATTGTCCCATTTAACTTTTCATTTAATCTATGTAAACATGAAAAAAATGAATGGGAAGGTTGAATCCTTCATGTTTAAACTAAATTGAAATAATATGGAAAAGATAATTAGAAAAGATGGTTTTGTTTTCCTAGTTCAAGATTGGGACAAGAAAGGGTTTGAAACCTATTACAATTTGGGCAAAGACCCAGACGATGATAGATGGGGAGAACAAGAGGAAAAACCTAAACAAAAGAAAAGGAAAATAAAAAAGGTTGAAGATTAAATTCTTCAACCTTTTCTCTTGTATATGCAAATATATGAAAAAAAATTGAGATAGCCAAATAGTTATCCCAATTTTATTGTTTTTTTAACGTTTGAACGTTGTTTTTATTACCCCTTAACAACTGCGATAGCTGCTTCATTAAGAGGAACTGCACTCTCAGTTACGTTAGCTGTAAGAGTTACAGTGATACCGTTATTGTCACCACCACCAGCAATTGACTGCTCAGAAGCTTCCATACCAACTGCTCTACCAAGTGCAAGATACTCACCATCAGCAGTAGCAACTACTACGAAGAAACGACCAAGTGCAAGTGCATCGATTGGGCAAACCATATCTTTGTCATACTTACCAGTGATGTTGAAGGTAATAGTGTGAGTACGATACTTATTACCGTTATCCTCAACTACAAGTTCATCAGTAAATGTTACTGAATTCTTAGCTGGTTCAATATGATAGAATGTTGCTCCAGTAGCAAGAGTAATACCAGTTACAACAACACCACTCTCACAGTCATACTGTACTGGTGCAGCAGTAACGTCTGTAAAGTTTGCTACATAAATGTCCTTTACCTCTGGAAGTGAATATCCACAAGTATTAGAACGAAGCAAATTTTTAGATAAACTACAAGATAATGCCATAATATTATGTATTGTTAATTAATTATTTTCTCTTTTAAGTAGGAAGGTAAGCCGTATTACCTACCTCCCCAAACCTTGAATATATTTGTAGACAAATGAGTCTAACAATTAAACCTTGCCATATACGAATAACTCTGGCATTATGATACCAACAGCAATATTGCTGATTGCAAGTACTCTGAACATATTGTCACCAGTGGTCTCTCTCATATCAATGAGCTTGTACTCAATATGAGAATCGAAGGTGTCATATCCGAGAACCAAGTTCTTTGCTGGACCTACGATGATGGTGTTCTTGGACTGCATTGTTGGGATTACCTCGAAGCCCATGATGTAGATTCTGCCGTTCTCTCTAGCATAGTTAGAGAATACTCTGTTGGTCTGAACATCGCAGCAAAGCTTACCAAGAGCTACCTCAAGAGTACGAACATCTGCATGGTTCATGAAAATCTTATAATCCTCTGCTGAAACCTCTGCTGCATCTGCAACTGCAAGAGCTTTCTCAATAACTGCTTCTACTTGTGCAAGAATGTTTGCTACAGTGAATGCAGTTACAGTGTACTTGTTAGCTGCTGGAAGAGCTGCAAGCTTCTTCTCAATACCATCGACTGCCTTAAGGTAAGTCTTAGTGGTAGCAGTTCTGCCAGTGTCTCCTTGCCAGAAGATTTCTTGATATTCCTTGGACATCTTCTGACGAAGCTTGCCAAAGTACCACTCACCGAAAGTCTGTGGAATACCACCTCTCAAACTGATTTCAGTCTGGTCTACAAGGAATGTGTTCCAGAATGTGTCATAACAGTTCTCTTGATTGACCTTAATAGCTGCTGGCTCAATGAATGCCTCTGCAAGAGATGCACTACCAGCTGGGGTGAATGGACAAGTATACAACTGCCAAGCATCACCAATCTCACCAGTGTAAATCTTCATCTTACCTTTTACTCCGTCCATAAAAGTAATTCCATACTGACGAAGGTCGATATCATAAATATCCTTTGAGAAGATTTCTTGTGCTTCCTTACCACAATATGTAAGGTTTGATAAATCTATGAAATTAGCCATAATTAATTATAGTTAGATTTTGTTATTATTTTTCTTTTTGTTTTAAACATGAAGATTAGTTTTTTACCCTAAATAACCCCTCATCTGTTCCCTCCAAGCACTATAAGTATCTGCTGCACTTGGTTTTGCATTTGTGTTCACTGGGGCTGCACTAGGCTGTTTTCCCAAGTCCTTAACCTTGTCTTGAAGACCTTGGTTCATCTCTTTCAATGCTGCAATCTCTTCTTTCAAAGAATTGACCAATTCCTCAAGGTGTGTATCCTTTGGTGCTTCCTCTTGAGGCTTAGGCTCTTCTTGTGGTTTTGGCTCTTCAGTTGGTTTAGGCTCTTCCACAATAGGTGCTTCTTGAGGCTTAGGCTCTTCAACGGTAGGCTGTGGCTCTACAGTTGGTTCAGCTTGTGGTGTTTGTTCTTCCAAATCAATCTCATTGACTGGTTCAATCTCTCCCTCTTCCTTCTCTGCCATAGACATTGAAGTGAAGATTTCCTTAAGGACGTTCTTCATCTTGTCCCAAAACATACTCTCATTTGTGTCTATCATATTATTATCGTTTTTACTAAATTCTTCAAGTGAAATCATTGATTCTACTGAGAATCCCTTGAGTTCACCATTTTTCACTCTATCCCATACATCAATTTGGTTTACCTTCATACCAATCATCCAAGTTCCCTTTGGAACGTTGATACCAAGTGCATTTGCCTTGTCCTTGTATGGGTCTTCAACTAGCCATGATTCCACAATGGTAATGTCATTTGCCATTTCCTCATGGTCTAGTGTAACCTCGTTCTGACGATAGTTCTTCATGAAGTCTTGAGACATTTTCACAATGCTCTCTTCTGTGAAGTTTATGTAGAACTCTTGTTCACCGTTGTTTCTGTAAATATCCTTGTTTGGTATCAATGCAGCACCATAGACCATGTGTCTTTCCTCACTCTCAAGGAATACTTGAACCTTTTCCTCATCTTCCTTTGAAAGTGCAACGAAATCTGACTCAATCGCTGGTGATTCAACCATTGATACTGCATATGTCTCTGAATCTACACCTACTTTGAATTTCTTAATTTTCTTTGCCATAAACAAAAATTATTTGTATAAACATGAAGTAATCATAAAACATTGAAGGCTAGGGGTATCACCATTCCCTAGCCCATTTAATCAAGTCCTAATCTGTTACGGTAGCTTGCCCAGTGCCCTTGATGTATCTTATTTCAAATGTAATATCTGATTGTTAGGTTTTCCGTTGTTCCTTGGTAGACTGACATGAATCCATGAATAATTATATTCGTCAATAAGTTGTCCAACCTTTATCTTTCCTTGGTTAATCAGCTTGTAAATAAAATTGAAGAGCTTTCTGTTCCTATCCCTTCCACCAATGGTGATATCTGCTGCTTCGCCAAGCCTATGTTGGGAGTTTTTAACACCTCCTACAGCCTTATTTACAGCTTCAGACCTAAATGCACTGTTAACTATGATTGGACTCTTCCAAGCATCCCTAATAGGCTGTAGAATCTCCTCTGCTAACTTCCTCAGTTTCTCCTTCTCTTGTTCATTAGGTGTATTATCTAATCCTAATCGTTTTGCTGTTGCTGAAGCTATAAGCTCATCATAACTAAAGTTCTTGGTAAACTGTTCCATTAATCTTCATCTTTTTCAATCGTTATACCATCTACATTCGACATCCACATTATCCTACCGTATGATATACCATCCCTTTCGAAGTGATAGCCTTGAGGTGCTACATACTGCTGGACATATGGATTCTTATATTGTTTTATATCGCTCATAATTTTTTCTCCTTTCTATAAATCAAATGAACCTCCGATTCCGACATAAGGGGAAAACTCCTTTGATTTGAATGCATAACCATAACCACTTTGTATTCCTATGTGGAATCTGTCCCAAAATGTCTTCTTTTTCTCAACCACCTTTGTTATTTCAATGGTATTGGTCACTGTATGTGTCTTCAGACGTAATTTAAGGCTGTCTAAGCTTGTATTTATACCACTGGTGAAGATTTGTACATCTGCTGTGTCTTTGTCGCTTACAATCGATTTCTCGAAGGTCTTCGCTTCAGTAATCAACTGTAGGGTATCTCCACCTTGAGTATATACCGTATCCCTCTTTATAATCTTGATTTTTTTTTCCTTGATTTCCCTTTGGATTATCGTTGTGTCCTTCCACATTGTGTCTGTGACTGTGACAGTATCTGTCTTTGTGACATTCTGAGGTGTCTTGCTCCTCTCACACATTACAACCCAAGATACAGTCATCAGCAATATCGCTACAACCGACAAAATCCTTTCCAAGTTATTCTTCACTTTCTCCATCATCTGGTACCTCTCCTATATCTATTCCTTGTCTAATTTTCATTCGTTCAAGCTGCAATCGTTCTTTTCTGTCAAAATATCTCTGCATGTCATGTTTCATCTCTACAGCTTCTGATTTAAAATATGCTGCAATGCCAAACACTGAAGCACTATATACTAAACTCTGGCCTAATATCCACAAAGTTCCTTGTTCACTTAATAAAATTGGAACAAAGGCAGCAATGCCAGTAAGTGTCCAACCAGCAACGAATGCTAAACAAGCACTGCCTATCGCTAACTTCTCCTTGATTGGAAGGTCAACCCATTTCTTGTTATTCATCTTTTTCTTTGTTTTACATAAACATGAAAGAGAGACTACTTTCCCAAGCAATCTCTCTTCTTTTATGAAAACATATTATGAATATAAAAAAATCTTTATCAAGATAAACATGAATTACTCGTTCAAACCAGCGAGAACTTGAATGTTCTTCACATCATTCTGTTTCTT